GATCGACTGAGATTCTGATATTTAGACAGCTCAGCACTGCAAAATTCTAAGTCTTGTTTAGCTTGTACTTTGTCTGTCATAGGTACCACCAATAAGAAAAGAAAAACCCCTCAACATCTAGAATGCGAGGGGCTTTGTTTGCCGTAATACGTTCGGCTAATTCGTGTAATTGTCTCTAACCTTTCCACACTTACGGCATTCGATCTGGATAAAAATATCAGACTCATAATCGTAGTGATGAAAGCAGAATAATCGTTTTAAGAGTTGGAGCATGTGAATCTCCTTTTGATCTCATAAGCAAAGCAAACCACCGGATGCCTCAGCGCAATATTTCCGGTAATGCGCTATCTATGACAGGTTTGCTTTCTTTTGAAATCTGGTGGGCACGCTGGGCGTATAGTTGAAATGTGCGTGCACACCTATTCGAGATTTACTTAAGCATGTGCTGGCATTTTGATTCTCCAATTTTGGTTATTTTGAGAGACAAATCTTCTTGTGTACCAAAATCACTAGGCAATAAAAAAGCCCACCATTTGGCGAGCTTTTAAATCAACTTAGTGCATCAACGTACACTACGGTCACTATATCACGAATATCGCATACCCCGTGCGCACAGTCAAATGGTTTTTTTAAACATATCAAAAGTTAAGTGAGGATAGCGACACTTCACAAATGCCAGTCCACACTTCAAGTCTTGGCGAATCTGGAGCACTGATGTGTCGTTGCTTTCAGCGATATCACGCAATGAATTACCCATTACATAATGAGACCACAATGTTGATACCCATTCCTGAACAATTTCATCTTCAATTGTTTTTAATTCAATAATCACTCGCTGAATTGCACGCGCTTCATTGTCATCAATCTGACAGCGAATGCCACGGCGCTGAGTGCATAAACGATCCTTAAGCGTTTTGTCACTCATGTACATTGCCAGAAGACGTTCACGCTGTTCCTGGGTAATTCGTCGAGTAGGCATAGTTTTCACCATGACCACCATGGTTTCGGTATCCCCATTCATCCAAGCCCCAAACTGACGAAACCAATCCTCAGCACTAAACTTAGTCCAATCCATTGCCTGCATAATCGTTACTGCTGCATTCATCGTATTTCCCCTACCATCTTCTCTATCTGCTGGATCGCGTGACCTGACTTCACTTGATCTGTACTAAACCGTATTACCTGAAAACCCATCATTGTTGCTGCGTTATACTTTTCCATGTCCCCAAGGTAACCTTTACCCCTTGTGTGCCTTCCTCCACTCCAGATCCCGCCTTCAACCTCAACCAAAATCTTTTTATCAATTAAGTGAAAATCAGCTCTCCACTTACGTTTAGGATGAAAATAAAACTCTTGCTCAAACTTAATTTTTAATGTCTTTAATTCTCTGGCCAGCTTCGCTTCAAACTCATTCGGTATTTTTTCACCTTTGACCTTAGGGCGTGTGGAGCGCCCTTTCGATCTGGTGGCTTTAACCATTTTTTTGTATTCAGCGATCGAGTAGCTAGTCACTAGCACCTCGCATAATTGCTTTATCTAGAATTTGCGGCATTTGAGACAGGCTTATATCTCTTTCAAGCCGGTAGATTTTGCGCTGCATTTCCTGATTCTGAGCTTCAAGCTTCGAGTAGTTCCTTTGCATATAAAGAATCTGTTCAGGGTCTTTTAATCGCGCTAAAGCCATCGTGAGCAAATTCATTTCGTTTTGAATATTTCTCTCTTCAAAAGCCATTAATTCAAGATTCTCTTGGATTTTTCTGTAATCCAGCCAAGATTCATTTTTCTTTGTCCATTCATTAAATCGCTTAACTCTTGGTACCGCTAAAACACCAGCAACAACCTTGCAAATCCCTTTAGGGCTTACGTAGATCAATCCCCATTTGTCCGGCAGCTCTTCAGGTTTAATCAATCCTGTTGGGCATATGTAATAGCGATACTTGCCCATGCCTTGTGCTGGATTGAGACGATGAGGTTTATTTTTATCTACCAAAAAATCAGAGCGACTTGTTTTAGCCTCAAGTAAAAATGTCCCCATACCATTTCGATTCATGCCATGACGCACACCAAACACATCTGGGTTTTCTCCATAGCAAGCCGCCTCAACAATAGTGAAGTGACAGCCGTGGCCGTTTGCAGATTCAGGGCGTTTTAAAAACTTAGCTCCAATTTCACATAGATCACGGTGATTCATGACTCACCTCGCAAAGCATCTTCAACTTTAACCGCCAAGAAAACGCCTAATACCCCAGATTCATGGCAAGCAATCAGGGCCTTATCAATGCGATTTTGCAAGCCACTGATTTGCTTTTCATACTTCCGCAGGTCAGCGTCCTGCATCCTGATTACTTCATCCATTTCTTTGAATGCGGCTTCTCTGGATTGCTCTCGATTCAGCCATGCCCACCAAGCAAAGGTTTTTTCATAATCACCACCGCCTGCACGCTGATATTGACCCTCATTCTCCCACCACTCTTCAAACTGCTCAGCCCATACTGATTGCTGGTTCAGCTCCTCTTGGGTGTAAGGTTTTAATTCTTCAAAATTCATCCTCGCACTCCAAATAGCTGCTTGGTCTTTTCAGTAGCCACGTACAATCTGGTGCAGTTATTACATCTAAAAGCCAAATATCCCGCCTGAACCAGACCGCGTAATTTCTGATTTAAAGAAGATCTGGTTTTGTCACACACATGCTCTTCAAGCTCTGCCGATGTGACCTCATGTTTAGAGAAGGCCACATACACCAGGATGTCTTTGATTTCTTCGAAACGTTGAATGCTCGGTATGTTCACACCCCACCTCCCAACTGCTCACGAATAACCTTAGGCACCTTCACCCCATCCACTTCACACTTCTCCAAGTACGACTCAGGATTTTCAAAAGGATCTGGCCATGGATCAGCTATTGGAGTTGGCTTCACCTGTAGACGCTGTGGTACTGGCACATGACGGTTTTTTACATTCATGCGCTTTTTAAGTTCTTCAAGCGCTTGCTGAGCTACTTCGTTTGGAACAGGTTGATGATCTATCTCATCAGGCTGCTTTGGTTCAGACAGCTGTTTAACCGCTTTCAGCTTCTCATCAGGCTCACCACGCTCTTTGGCTTCTGCGATCAGTCGCTTATACACACTGCAATACACGTTATGCACAGTATCGGTAGGCTTTAAGCTGCCATATGGACCAACCACGGCATAGAATGCTTCCCGGGCAATACGATTGATGCGACAAACACGGTTTGATTTCTCATAGTTCAATGCCTGTAACCATGCTTCATCCGGAGTCTGATATTCATACACACCTTTGCACCAGTTTTTGAACTCAGGAATCGATGGTGGCCATTCAGCTGTATCCAGACGTTTTAAACCACGTAGGAACTGCTCATAAGTCAGCTCAGAAAGCTTTTCGACAAACTTCTCAATCACCTGGCTTTTTTTCAAACCTGACCACTGATCCGTGAACTTCTTGCCATACATCAGAAGCATGTCTTCAACCAGCTTACGTGCATCCGTTTCACTGAATTGCTGTACAGCGTGAGTAGTTTGTTGTTGAGATAATTCGTTAAGCATATTTCACACCCTCCACTTCATGCACATCACGCATTGCTGGCTGATCATTACTGCCAATTTCAGACATCCAGTCGCTGACTTCGTTTTGAGTACGGCTTGCTGCACCTGAAAAAGATTTTGGTTTTTGAGGTTGAGACTTAGCCTCACGTTGACGGCGTACTTCGTCTTTGTTGTTTTGAATCCAGGTAAACCATTTCACCAGCCATAGGCTTGGAGTGTTTTTGCTATCAACCTTCGCTGAGAAGAAATCACCAAAGTTGGTAAACATAGAAATCAGATCCTGTTCTAGTAGATCAGGATTACGTTGTTTTCCGAGTTCAATGAAGTCGTAATGAATTGGGTATACGTTCACGCATTCAAGAACTGAATAGCGTTTGTGATCCTCAGGTTGATATTGAGAAAACCGAATTGGTGGCAAAGGAAAATCTTGCTCACGCGTATTACTACTACTATCTATAAATTGGTTATTGGTTAATGGTTTATGGTTAAGGTTTTTTTGGGTTTCATTTTCACAACCCAAAATAACCGACTGGGTTTTTTCTGGGTTTTCAGAATCAACAGAATCGCTTTCATTTGGGTTGCTATCTTCCTTTTTTTTAGGAGGACGACCACCTTTCTTCCCATTTTCACGGTTTTTCTGAACATTTTCTTTATAACCTGCGATTTCAGAGTCACAACGCTTGTTGTGAAATCCATCATCTTCTTCAGTAAAGAAATCATTCAATACATTTAAGACTGCCTGTTTTTCCTCATCGGTTAATGCACGTAACCGACGAAAAACCGACTGGGTTTCTTTGGGTAAAGGACCTTCATTCAGGTAATAGAAATCAAGTGCTCGACGGTAAAAACATTCTTCCAGAGCAGTTAAATGCACGGTGTCACGCATGAAGTCACCAATATGGTGTAAATATTTATGCATTACTCACCCTCCAACCTGAATAAATAAACTATGTGAAACCCTCGCCCCCCCCCAAACAGCAGAACTAAAAGCTTTAAGTTCTTTCTTTAAGATTGACTCAAAGTTCTTTTTGGTTTCTTGCTTATATTTCATTGGGCTTCTGAATATTTTGGAGTTGCCGTTGTATGCCTCAACGATGACGGTTTTATTATCGCGATCTATACTAGAAATTCTGACTTCCACGCTCATGCTGCCACCTGCTTTGTATTACGTACTTTGTTGACCAGGCCAGTGATACGAGTCAGGCCAAATGCAGTGACACGCATATGCAGGAACACACGTTCCTTGCCATCATTGCGATTAACAATTACTGGTGATGTACGATTGGTGAAAACCTTGTTTAAGACATATTGGGCATGCGGCTGGAGCTTGCGATCTGAATCACGGTAGATCCATTTCTTATTAATCAGTAGCTGGATTAATTCAGATTCTTTAATACCAATTGTTTTGGCACATTCACGTAAGCAATAAGTGTTAGAAGTATCAGCAATGGTCTCCAGTGCCTCAGCCTTAGGTGTGAGTACCGCTACTTTTTCACTTAACTCAATATTGAGCTTGGCTTGAATTTCGATTGCTTGAAGCAGGTGTGCTGGGTTGGTGATGTCAAAGCTATTTTTAGCCTTGAGCGCTTCTTCCATTGCAGTCATACGGTCAAAAATTTGTGCTTGTAATTCGTAGCTATAAGACATAGCCATGAGACAAGCTTCACGTTTTGGGAATTGATAGATATGGCGTGTGTTGTTATTGCCATATGTTTGCGTTCCGATAAATTTCGGAGCGTGCAATTCACCTAAAACACTGGGTACTTTTCGCATGAAATCATCATGACGAAGCTCTTTATATGGCTTTTCAGTAGTTGCGATTTCTTTACGATGATTGTTAATAAAATCAACAATCTCAGGTGATGACATCGTTACTTCGTTTATGTTAAAATTGTCTTGTGTTAACATATTCATGTTTACTTTCCTCGACTGTTAGTGAACAACCGGAAAAGCCTGATCTAGACCATCAGGCTTTTTCTGTTTGTAGAGCTGATAAATACTTTGCACACTCACCTTTCATGGCTTTACGCAAAGACTGAATCTTGTGTTCGATTTCTTCCAGGATGCGATCTGTCTCATCCATTTCAGCAGGTGTTACCACACCATCTTCCAGAGCAGATAAAACCTGTTTATTCGCTGCGCCATTACCAACATTCATGCCAAGCAGTGATTCAAGAACACCTAGTTGATGATCTTTTCCTTCCGCTAGCTCTACTGGCACTAATGCAAAACCTAATTTGTGCGCCCATACCTTTAACGAAGCTGGGTTTTGCGTATAAGTCAGCATTGCTTCAAATGCCTTTAGGCTCGGCAAATGGTTTTCCATGTTTGGATTGGCATAGTTCAAAATCGTGTTGTGAGACACACCAACAACATCAGCAATCTCTTTAGGTGTAATCCCATTTGATTGGTGAATCATCTTGTGTAGAGCGGTTTTGCTTTCCTTGGATATATCCATGTGAACACCTTGTTTTCTTTCACGTTTATTTAAACTGATAAGTGATTGATAATTAGTTTAAGCAGCATGTGTGGTTGAAGAATTAATGTTGGGGTTTAAAAATAAATGCGGATATTCAAGCTTTACTCTTGCTGGGATTCCGCGAACCATCCAGTTTTGGACGCGTTGGCGATTCTTGCTCTGGATTAAGTCCGCGACTTTCGCTGGTCCACCCAGGCTAAGAATGATGTCTTTATCTGTCATAGCCAGACCTATTATAAACACAATGTTTATTGAATAGTAAACATAATGTTTGTTTGTGTCAAACATCACGTTTAACACATTTTGTTTACTTTCATAGATAATATTTAAAAATAAAGGTGGAGCGTTTAAATGCGCGAAATGCATAAGTCCATGGTTCGGGTGTTTGAGATTGCGGGGAACCCCAGCCCAAGTGAATTGGCTAAACTATTGGATGAGTTGCCGCAGACAATTACAAACTGGTGCAAACGCGGTATTTCCAAAGCTGGTGCTATCAAAGTTTCTGCAAAATATGGCGTACCTACTCAATATGTTCTGACGGGTGGTAAATCTTCTCAAGAGGTTGAAATTGCAAAAGTTCATTCTTGGGATTCAGAAACGCCAGTAGATGATGATGAGGTGGAAGTGCCGTTTTATAAGGATTTTCTAGTGTCGTGCGGTTCAGGCACTCATGCTGAGATAATTGGCGAAGCAACACGGAAGTTGCGCCTTAGTAAGTCAACCCTTTTAAGTTATGGTGTTGAGCCTGAAAATGCTTATGCATTAACAGCTTATGGTGATTCAATGTCACCAGTGATTAATGCTGGTGCTACCGTGTATGTAGATCTGGGCCGTACAAAAATTATTGATGGCAAGATTTATGCGATCAACCATGGTGGTCTTTTTAAATTTAAGTACTTATATCGCATGCCAAAAGGTGGTGTTCGAATTGTTAGTGAAAATAAAGATGAGTATCCAGAAGAAATCCTAACAGCAGAAGACATTATGACTCAGGAATTCTGTGTCGTAGCATATGCTTTTAATGTTCAAAACCCCCTTCCTTAATCCGTCGTAAACATCCTGTGAAAATTGGACTGCCCTAGGGCGGTCTTTTTTGTGTCTGTTTGTCGACAAGTAAACAAAATATTAAACATTTGTTTATTTTTATTCTTGACTATAGTAAACATCATGTTTACTATTATTTCACAGACAACAATAAGCCCCAGCGTTGCGGAAACAACCTGAGGCATGACCCACAACCAACCTGTGAGTGAAATTATTATGAATGCAAAATTGACTCCACACAATAGCTTCAAGGTGACTCTTGGTGCTACTGCCTTAATTGTAAGCGCATTAGCGTTTGGTTGGCATGCTGACTTTGGTACTAGCCAAGCAGCTCCAGCTCAAAATATTCAATCTGAATACGGCATCGTATCTTTAAAGATGCTTGATGACGTACGCGGTGAAGCAACCCTTAATCTAGATGGCTTTCGTTTGGAAATCACTTCGTTTGAAGTTGCAGCACATCCAGACGACTACGGTGTGCCAGGTTCCGAGTTCACCAATGTAGAAGTAATAGAACTTGGTGAAATCAAGGTATTCGATGCAAATGGCAATCCATACAACGACTTTACTGATTATCAGGATCACCGCGAAATCAACGCAATGATCGCTGGTCACATCATGAAGCATCGTCTGGTGGAGGCTATCTAATGGATATTTCAAAGAAACGCGACCTGATGATAGCTATTGAAACTTTGTGTGTTCGTCCAGGCAATGCTACCGCTGAAACCCTGAAAGATGCTCTTAATGGCTTTCAAGAACTTATTAAGCACACCACTGAAAATCAAATCGTTGTGGTGTATGCGGTGGGAGGCAAGTCATGATCTTAAATTCTCCTGAACAAATCTTTGCTGCACTGAGCAAAGGCCAGCCGGTGATGTGGTGTGAAGAAGGTAGCCAAAACTGGTCACCCTTAAACAGCCAGGCACAAGTTAATTTTGCTGATCTGTACTCAGGCTTCCTGCAGTTCAAAACTGAAGAACTGCCTATTTTCAAACTGCCAATTGAATCAGAAGTCTATGCAAAACAGGCTCGATACTTTGTTGAGTTCGTACATCACCTGCATGGTTTTGAAGTTTACCGCGTTGGCAAGGAAAACCGATTCAGCTACTACGCTGTCCGGGTTAATGGTAACCGCCCTTCTACACGTGACTACTTTGCCAATCTGGATATTTTCCGTATTGGCAATACCAGCGGTGTTTTGCAAAGCGTTGATAAGTTGACGTTACACGCCTCGATTAAGAGCGGGATTGAACGTGCCCGTTCTGTGAAACGCAATGCTCAATACAACCAGGTATTAGAAAGCACCGGTCATTTTGCTACTGAAGCATACAGTGACTTTAAGCGCAAAAACCGTCAGCCGGGAGTACGTTGAGATGGCGATTAATATTATTCCAGCGGATCAACCGCTATTGGTACAAGCCATCATCGTTTATCTGTATGCAGATCCAGGCTTGGGTAAAACATCAATTGGCTTCACCGGTGAGAAAGCAATTTCATTCGATTTCGATAAAGGTTCTCACCGTACTGGTGAACTGCGACGCGGTGCTGTGGTTCAGGTCAATCAATGGGCTGATGTGGCTAACCTGACTATGCAAGACCTTGAACCATTCAAAACGATTGTGATTGATACCGTCGGTGCAATGCTTGAAAGCATTAAAACCCATCTATTGCTAAACAGCACGAACAAGCAAAAAGATGGCTCTTTAAAACTTAAAGCCCAAGGCTTGGCCAATAACATCTTCAAGCAATACGTGAACACATTAATTGCTTCAGGTAAAGACGTCGTTTTCATTGCCCATGCATCAGAAGATCAGAACGGTGACCAGGTAATTTACCGACCAGATCTGGGTGGTAAGAACCGTAATGAGCTGTACCGCATTGCAGATGTAATGGGTTATCTCACCACTGTGCAAACAGGTGAAGGCAAACATGAACGTGTGATCAGCTTTAGACCTTGCCCTACTCACCATGCCAAAAATGCAGGTGGTTTAGGCGGTGAAACTGGTGAGGTATGGGTTCCAGACTTAAAAGCGAATCCGTCTTTCCTGGCTGACCTGATCAAACAGGCTAAAGACCACATCAACACTATGACACCTGAACAGCTTGCATCAATGAAGGCACAGGAAGATTTAGATAACTGGATCCAGAGTTGTGCTGAAGCTCAGTATGCCAGCGATCTAAACCAACTTACTGAGTCTATCGATAAGAACCATACGTATTACAAAAATATGCGTGTTGCTCTTAAGACCAGAGCTGACGAAATAAAGTGCACCTTTGATATGCAGCGTAATGCATGGGTAGATCCTGCTGAGTTCTTTGGCATCAATGACCAACAACTGGCTGAGTTGCAGGATTTCATTGATGCACGTGGCTTAGACGCAAAAACTGTATGTGAGCATCTCGGTATTGATGCACTTAATCAAATTGAAGCCAGCAAACTGGCGGCTGTACAACAAGAAATTGAAAAATTGGCAAAGGAAACTATTAACGCATGAAAGCAATAATTTTGGACACGGAAACTCATACGATTAATGGTTTCCCTATTGAAATCGCATACGCACCTTGCTCTTTTGAGCAAGGTAACTTGGGGTTTGATCAAAGCCAGATATTTGATGAGTTCTACTCATGTCCTGAGCCAATCGCATACGGTGCAATGGCAACTCACCACATTCTGGAATCTGACATCAAAGGCAAGCCAGGCTTTGATACTTTCCACTTACCTGAAGATGTGGATTGCTTGATTGGCCATAACATCAATTACGACATTGAGGCGATCCGTAAATGTGGTACGGATGTTCCTGAAAAATCGATCTGTACTTTAGCTCTGGCTCGTTTCACATGGCCAGAACTGGAAACTCACACCCTGAGCGCCCTGTTCTATTTTGTGAGCTCAGACAAGGAAAAAGCACGTAATTACCTGCGTAATGCTCACAGTGCGAAGTATGACATCTGGTTCACATACATCATCCTGAAAAACATCTGTTTAAAGTTGGGTATCAAAGACATGAATTCATTGCATGTCCTATCTGAACAGGTACGCACTCCAAATGTAATGCCTTATGGCAAACATAAAGGTACTCCATTAAAAGAGGTTCCAAAGGACTATGTGAAATGGATGCTGAGCACTGATATTGACCCTTATTTACGTAAAGCACTGGAGGCTGCGGCATGATTTTCAAAATTAAAAAGAAACATGAAGCTGGTTTTAAATTGTGGCTCGAAAAGCTGGGTTATTCCAAGAAAGAACTCGCAGATGGCAGCTCTACTTTTTCAGGCAAAGGCACACGCAAATCACTGAGCTATGTGTTTTTAAAGAACGATTTAACAGGCAATGCAGCATGCCAGATGCTATTTGATGAATATGAAATGCACCTGCGCTGCCCGAACGTTTCGAATGAAACCAGTGAGAACTTAGCAAAGATTGTAGCTAATCAGATTATGAAGGTGGCGTGATGGATTTATTACCTCATGAGTTGATAATTGATAATTTTGCTGGTGGTGGCGGAACCAGTACGGGTCTGGAACAGGCATTTGGCCGTCCGGTAGATGTGGCTATCAATCACGATCCTAAAGCCCTTGCTATGCATCGCATCAACCACCCAGATACAAAACATTTTTGTGAAAGTGTTTGGGATGTTGATCCTATTGAAGCAACAGGAAATCAGCCTGTTGGATTGGTGTGGTTGTCTCCTGACTGCAAACATTTCAGTAAAGCAAAAGGCGGCAAACCTGTTGAGAAAAAAATACGCGGTCTTGCATGGGTAGCATTGCGCTGGGCAGCTAAAACACGTCCTCGAGTAATCATGCTTGAGAATGTTGAAGAATTCAAAACATGGGGAACATTGGGTCCGGATGGTCGTCCATGTCCTAAAAATAAAGGACGTACTTTCAAAAGCTTTGTTAATGCTCTAAAGCGTCAGGGTTATACAGTTGATTGGCGTGAGTTGCGTGCATGTGATTACGGATCTCCTACCATTCGTAAGCGTTTCTTTTTGATTGCTCGTCGAGATGGTTTAAATATTCAGTGGCCAGAACCAACTCATGGGCATCCAGATTCTATCCAGGTAAAAAAAGGAATATTAAAGCCATGGCGTACCGCTGCAGAATGTATTGATTGGTCTATTGAATGTCCTAGTATTTTTAATCGAAAACGACCTTTAGCTAAAGCTACTATGGATCGTATAGCAGCTGGCTTAGATAAGTTTGTAGTTAAAAACTCGAATCCATTTATTGTTGGCAATAAAGCGCCAGTGCTTACTGAATGTGCAAATGCATCAAATAAAAGATCAATGCCATCTAATGAGCCTCTACGCACAATTTGCGCCCAAACTAAAGGAGGTCATCATGCATTAATCTCGGCACATCTAGCCAAAAATTATACTGGTGTGGTTGGAAGCTCTTTGGTTGAGCCAGTACATACCATCACTGCAAAAGATCATAACTCTTTAGTTGTAAGCCACCTTTCTAAAATGAAGAAAAATTGCACTGGCCAGACTATTGATTCACCGCTGCATGCAATGACAACTGTAAATCAATTTGCAGAGGTGCGAGCATTCTTGACTGCATTTTATGGCAGTGAAAGAGATGGAAATAGTATTGATGGTCCTCTACGCACAATTCCGACCAAGGACCGATTTGGTTTAGTGACTATCAATCAACAGGAATATCAGATTACTGATATTGGTTTTCGTATGCTTCAACCTGTTGAGCTTTTCAGAGCCCAAGGCTTTCCAAAGAGCTACATATTTGATCGCGGCCTCAATGAAAGTGGAACAGAAATTAAGTTAACAAAAACTGAGCAAACAAGAATGGTGGGTAATTCTGTATGCCCTCAACTATCCCGTGCCTTAGTTGAAGCCAACTTTAAACACGAAAATATTTATAAAGGAGCTGCTTAATGCCGACACAAATAGTTAAGCCCACTCCTTTTGATGACGCTCAGTTTCTCTGGTGCACCAAATGGTGTGAAGAAAAAGGTTTAAGCCCGTACGATGCAAAGAATTGGGCTGATGCAAAATTTGAATATTTGAAGGCTCAAGGAGAAAACAATGACTGATATTCAAAAACCATGTGAGCCTTGTGAAGATAGCAATATCGATAAGCAAGTAAACCTGATGGATCAATTCATTGAAAGCGGTGAATTTGACAAAACTCTAAATGATTTTTTTGGGTTACCTGAATCGGTAAAACAAAGTTTGAAGGAGATTTCATAATGGGAGCAGCTATGAAAATTGATGATCCAGTTGATATCAGTTTTATGTTACTCATGAAGTACCGTAAACCTGTAATCAAACTTGAAGAGCTCTTGCCGGATTACTTGCCTCATCTTACAATTGAACAAGCAAATAAACGTGCAAATAAATGTACACTTCCATTTCCTGCATTTAAATCGGATGGAAGAAATTCACCTTTTTATGTTCATTTAAGTGATGTGGCTTTCTGGCTCGAATCAATACAAAAAGAGTCTAAGAAAGACTGGGTGGCAATGAACCATTGATTGCTAAATTATTGATTAATTGCCGCATGGTTGCACCTATTTTGCACCTTGCACCATGCGGTTATTTAACAAGATACTAATAAATAATAATTTTTATAATGTATTTGTGATTAATCTATCCCACCTGCCATGGGGGCCACCCAAAGCTTCCTATCTATTGATCTTCCAAACAATTCTTCAATTACATTGTTTTTGCTCAAAATCTTTAACCTCGTTTAACTTCGTTTAGTCGCTTCGTATTGACTTTTAGTGTCCTTTGATTGCACCCTACTTGCACCCCAATATTTTAATGGTGCAAATTCATGGGAACAGTCACTAAGCGACAAACAAAAGACGGCACAACCCGGTATAGAGCTCAAGTCCGTGTACAACGTCAAGGCTACCCTGAATTCAAACAATCAAAAACCTTCAGCAAAAAATCATTAGCTGAGGACTGGATCAAACGCACGGAAGCAGAAATCGAATTGCACCCTGAAAAAATGTTGAATCCGGCGGTGCAAATAAAGCACAAAACGCTCAGGGAGTTCATTTTTCAGTATTTGGAAGAAGCAGACAGCTTTGCCAGGACAAAAACAGGAGCACTACAGCACATCGCTAGTTTAGATATTTCTGAGAAGAATATCTATTCTTTAACACGACAAGACTTTTCTGATTATGCAATTATGCGAAGAAAAGGCGATCCAGTTAAAGGAACTGACGGTGTTGCACCTGCCACCATCTTAAAGGACTTAAGCCATATCAAGGCTGTTATCGTTCATGCAGAGTTTGTATGGGGCGAACCCTTAGAGACTGTGCTAATCGAATTTGAAAAAGCCATGATTGGTTTACAGAAGTCTCGCATCGTGACCAGATCCAAACAGCGTGACCGCTTGCCTACGGCGGAAGAACTTCAAATGCTGACCAACTATTTCTATAAAAGCTGGAAACGGGTCAAGAACTCAACGCCGATGCATCTGATTATGTGGTTTGCACTCTACACTGCCCGCCGTGAAGATGAGCTGTGTTCATTGCGCCTGGATGATTACGATGATCTGAATAGTCAGTGGTTAGTCAGAGATGCTAAAAATCCGAATGGATCCTTGGGTAATCATAAGTATGCTCACATGGAACCAAGGGCCATCAATATGATTGATGAGTTTATGAAGCCAGAAGTCCGAGATCGAATGCTTGCCCTCGGATATGATAAGAATATTTTAATTCCAGTGAATACCCGTACCGTGTCTACATACTTTACCCGGGCATGTAATGCATGTGGTATCACTGACTTAAGATTCCATGATCTACGCCATGAAGCTGCCACACGATACGCTGAGGATGGATTTACCATTCCTCAATTGCAGACCATTACCCTGCATGAATCATGGAATACCCTAAAACGGTACGTGAACTTAAAAAAACGTGGTGTCCGATTGGAGTTTGAGGAAGCAATCCGTGTTGCTGAGGAAAACTATAATAGCTATTACAAGGAATGGAGCAAGAAACAACGCTACATGGCATTGGTTGATAAGAATGATGCTTTTGAGGATGAAGGCATAATTAATGTTGAATTTGATTTCATCAAAAAACATTTAGATCTGTTTATTGAGATCCATCAGAACAATAAATATTTTAAACGCCTGCATGTGAATAAGTTGAATAGTAATAATCCATTCGCCTGGGATAATTCCAATAACAGATTTGTGGCTCATGATATTCAATTAGCTTGGGAAGACTGGTTTACTGAGAATGGAAAAGTAGACTGGGATGAATTACCGGAAGGAAGTACGCATTTTGGAATTGGGGATCTTACCCTGGTGAAGAAACTTAAAACCCGTACTTATGTATGGGAAACATCTATTCAAGGCTGGATAGATAGTTTTGGACAGTATTTGATTGATGATAAGCACATCGGGAAATAAATATTATTTTTAAAGATTAAAACTTAAATAATTGAATTTTAAATTATCGAACATTGAGGAAGCTAAATATGTTAACTGATCAAGAAATCCAACAGGCTATTAATACAGTATCCATAGGTCCTAATAATCTTCACGAACATCCTGACTGTGTTCGAATTGCTTACGCCTGGCTAGATGCTCAAAAGAAAATTCAATCAGCTTGCCGTCAATCCTACCCCTTGAAGCATTATATTGAAAAGTGGGCTGGCAGATATGTAAGTGAAAGTGATGTAAAGGTTGCAGCATATTTGCATCCTGAGGTTAAAGGCAAATACCCCAATTACAATATAAGTAGTAATTTAATAGAGCCACAGAGATCCAGATTATTTGGTATTTCCGAAGCCATGACACAATTGAACTATCACGAAAGTCATGATCCCAAAAAATACAAGTATCATGAATAGATAGAATACACTTTAAAGTAAGCCCTCACTTGAGGGCTTTTCAACATTAGAATTCTTCCACTGGTAATAAGTCAACTGTCTGACCAGCCAAGCTATGGTTACAATCTGATAAGAATTGAATTCTTCCATCGGTGATGAAAGAGTGACATTGACTTGGATGGCCCTGATTTACCATCAATGACGGTGTGAATGTTGGAGCATCCACATTTCCATTAAAACCCCACCGGATACGATGCTGCTCACCAACATGGATGGGATGTAAGGTTTTACATCCCGGACACTCAATGAAGTAAATGCCTTGTGATTCAAGTAATACTTCGCTTACTTTTTTAAACTCGCTCATTTGCTAGCCTCATAATCAATCAGCACTTTGGCCACAGCCTTAGCAGCCAACCAATAGCGCGCATTAAATCGAGCAAGTTCGTCTTCATTTGAGATAAAGCCAAGCTCTACAATCAAGCCACCAGCATTCACGTATGCCAGGCGGCCACGTGCAGATTTGCTTTGATCAATCCAGCCATTATCACCACGTAAGCGACTGCCTAGTGCATCGGCTACAGCTTTAGATAAGTCCTGTGCAAGTTTCTTATCTTTAGGCAGGGCAATCGTTTCCACACCATTTGCCTGTTTTGATGTTGCAGCATTCATATGGAATTCAACCGCAACACTAGATCCTTTGATCAGCTTGATTGCCGATGAAAGCGGATCATTCTGCGATCCGGTACCATCGTTTTTGACCTGGACACCAGCTTCACGCAAATAAAAAGAAACCGCATTCCTGAAATTAGTCACCAGGTCAGCTTCTTTAATTTTGCCATTCACTGCACCAGGATCAGAATTACTATGGCCTGCAGTAATAGTGGCAAACCTCAAAGATTGTTGCTGCAGGTTTGGCTGTGCAATTTTACGACCTATCCAGCCCAAAGCTGGCAATACAGTACCAATGATGAAAGGCGCATATTGTTCAGGGATGAAATTAAAGTCTAGTGCCCATTGCAACACTAAAGCTGCAAGCATTAAAAAAGCCCCCAGTAGTGGGAGCTTTACAGATAAATACTGCAGTGCATTTTCTTGTATAAATTTCATTTTGTCTCACTCATATAGTTACGTTCGTAAAGTTTGTTGCGGATTTCTTCTAAGGTGCGAAGGGTCTGATCAGATTGTTTTTCAAGGACCTGAATTTTTTGACTATTCGCCATTGCTTGTGCATTCACTGTGTCGGTTTTGGCAGTTTGATTGTTCCAGGCGGCAGCAAAGACACCTATGATTGCAATACCACCCCAGCGAACCAGATTGGTCACACTATCTATTTTGGTTTTACTTTCATGCAGCACCCGGATCTGCATATCGACTTCTTTGTGCCTTACCTCGGCATCCATTCGCAGCTGCTTTATATCAGCTCGAATACTTGATTTTGTTCGGTCTAGATCTGCTTCAAAATCCCCTTTTGCCTGTTGCAGGTTGTTATCCAGGTGTTTTTGCTTTTCCTGAAGTTGATCAAACTGCATGCTCATTCGGTCGATCTTTTGAGGCACATCAGCCAATTTTTCCATGCTTTGCCGCAACTGATTGATGTTGTCTGAAATTGCGTAAAGTTGACTTGGTGTTATTGGTGGCGGATCAGTTGAATAATCGTTGGACATTGCGCCCCCTATAAAATTGACATTAAAAAAGCACCCGAAGGTGCTGTTATTTTGTTGATCGTTAAACTTCCACTTGTGAATGCTGTCCGGTTGGTGCCGGCCTTAAAATCACCTGATTTGAGATAAATACTCTGGCACCTAGATTGTAAGCTGTGCCAGATGTGCATAATACTGGACCAGATCCTCCATCAATCTGAACCCGATACTCTGGATGCTTTACTGAAGTGATGGTGCCGATGTATTCAGCATGAGTTGGATTAAGCAGCTTCCGCAATTCAAATAAGGGATTATTCACGGCTGATACGCTCCACTGTAATGGTTTCATTAACCTTGTTATGCGAGAAACTGCCACTCACCCCATCAATGACACCCCACCACTGGCCATTAAAGGCAATGGACTTACCTGGTAGCATCTCGCCAATTTCTTGACTGACCGGGAGATCCGAGAAAGTGTGCAGCTCCTGAATATTGGCTTTGACCAGTTCATTTTTGCCATAACTGGCACCTGATACCACATTAAACAATGGACCAGTGACCGCCTCTAACGGTATATCACCCGAAGTACCGCGCTGCTGTATTTTCAGGCTTTCACCACTGCGACTATTCACCACAGTGATGGCATTAAAGTCTGCAATGTATTCATCGTTCTGCTTAATGTTCTGCTGCATCACCAGGCTTTCTGATAACAGAATGTCGTAATCATCAACGGTCATCGAATCCCAATAGCCTTTCTGGTACCGGGGTAAAATGGTCAGTGTATTGCCTGCTTTCTGGCTATAGATAAAGCCACCGCCTGCATCCACTACCTGTTTGATTGCATCAATCGGTGCAAGTTCTGCATAACTGAGACTTTCAACCGGTACAATCCAGCCCAGTTCATCAATCAGTTTCCAGTCCAGGTTGGTACCTCTATTCGCTCGATCCAGTTCAGCCTGTACCAGTTGAACAGAGGTACGTTCATTGTCCTGAATAAATGAGCGTGTTGGCCCGTATTTATCTGAGTTCAATGCGGTAATACTTCGCCCCGGGTAAGTGTATAAAACACTGGCAAAGCGCCGGGTTTCTTCTGGATCTTCAAGCAAAATATGATGCTCAAATCCATTGATCATGATCTTAAGAATCACCGGCTGGCCATTAATCGGTTGCAGCTTGTCTTTTTCCGTATGAGCCACAGTAATGGAATAGGCCCAGCACCATTGAGACCGGCTGGTACTGTAGGTACCATCAATCACCTTGATTTTCTCGCCAGTATCTAATCGCTCGGCTGTTAATGTATTCACGATATACCACCAGTTTCTGTTCGGCAGTGCAGGAATGCAGTCATCTGCACCAAAATTTAAAACAACATTGTGTGAATCAACGTCATGACATAAGCAGACAAAATTTAGATCGCCAGTGCCTTCATATTTGGGTAATTCAGGCTTTGGCCAAGGCAAAACCGGATGCTTGCGATAATGAATCGCTTTGGCTTTATCCCATGGCAAATCTGACTTGGTGACAATCTCAAGACCCTTATCCCATTCAAACGAAAAACGGTGCTCAAAGACCTGAGCTACTTCATGCGAATAAGTAAAAGTCTTGCGCCGGCGGATCATCTCCTGCCAGACTGTTTCTCGGTTATGACGCAGCTTGACGGTTTCTTCATGCACATATCGCTGATGAATAAAGCGTTTATCACCTTCTTCCCAAATAATGTATGCATCCGAACTTAATCCGGTTGCTTGCTCATGGATGGATCTAATCGCCCGAGTTAATGACCCTGCCTGCTCATACCGAATATCTGCCTGATTGGAAATGACCAAACCCTGGTCATAAAAAAGAGCCTCATTTGAGACTCTTAATATAGGCTTGGCCCATGGTATTTCTGTCGTGCTTAAGGCTGCGATGGCTTTCTGATAGCGCATGTCAAAGCCGTAAGACACCCCAACCAAGTGATTGATATCAAACAACGCCTTAGCTTCAAATTGAAACTCAGTGTCTAAAACCGTATCAATGGTGCACAGGTTTTCACTAAATACTGCTTCGACTTCAAAGCTAAAACTGGTGTCTAAGACAGTATCAATTTGCCCGACAACATCAATATTGTCTTTAAAGACTGCGACAACTTCAAAGCCAAATTCGGTATCCAGTACCGTGTCTATGACAGCAGTATTTACACCACTGTCGGCATAAATTGCAGTGACTTCAAAACTAAAATCAGCCTCTAAAACTGTATCAATGTCTGCAGATACATCATCGCCAAAATTAAGATTGCTTGTGCCATCGGCCAGATGCTCAAAATTCAGAATGATGTCATGGCTATCGGTGTTATCAGGCTTAAAATTTAGGTTTAGGTTGTGAGCATCAACGGTGCCGAGCTTATTTTTAAAATCCACATGAGCACCTTTTTAATTTAAGGTCTGAGTTTTATTGAAGTAACAGACAGCGTGCCGCCAAGGGCTAGATTTGTATTAGCTAGAGAAATATCCGTACCTACTGTCAGATCAGCAGCGACATCACCAGCACCATTATAAATACGCGCCCATGTTGCAGTGCCTGACTTAATCACGGTTGCTGTGTCTGTTGGGTGGAACTCCCCATAAGTAGCAGTGATTTCTTTAATACAAGGTTCAGGGAATACCAAAGTGACCAATGCCTTGTTTGGATCTGCTGCAATTGCAGGGCTGGAAGGCTGCACTCCCTCATAAAAAATAACGGTAGCACTTTGGCTACCGCTATCCATAAAATTTGCAAAGGCTTGAATCATGGCAAGCCGAGCATTGACTGATGTTTTACTCATTTTGGCACCACGTTATCTTGAATGACTGCATTGAATTTTTGGTTTTTATCAAATGCCACAATATAAGTTTTTAAGTTGGTATTTAGCCCTAAAAACCGGTAATTGCCATTTTCATCAGGCCTGCGTATAGAAATTGGCTGTAAATTCACTTTGTTGTACAAAACAATAGTTGCATCTTTGTAGTGTTCGCCCATTTTTTTCACGGAGCCTTTGATTTTTGCAACAACTGGTCCAGCTGTAATCTCCTGCAACAAGCAGGAGGATGGTGCCACACCGCGATGTAGATGCCTCATTCAAGCTCCCCTAAATAATATGCCATCGCCCCATTTCGATCCAAAACAAGGGTTGAGTCTATAATGTACATGCTGCCTCCTGATAAATAAGGAGTTGTGATTTTCTTATTTGTAAAATCATTACCAAGGTATATCAAATTCTCCAAAACCCCACGCAAGCAATTATCATTGTCAACCTGTGGGATTTGAAGCCCTGAGAATGGCAATCCATTGTATATCCCAGAATAGCCACTATATAAGTCTGGAATTACTGACAAGGCTGTTGTATGAGTATTTAGGGGAGTTAGTTCACTTATTTTCGGCATAATTATTCTTGATGCTGCACCGCCTTTAAAAACAGGAGAACCGCCAACCCCCAAGGAGTGCAAGTTGTGTGTCCCACCTGCTGCTATAGTGTTTAAATATGCAGCTAAAAACCAGTTCTTACTATTCATGTCAAGTTGCGCTTGAAGCAATCCACATCCCATTAATGACTTAGATGAATCACTTGCAACATCCACTGCTCGATTTATGAAAAAACTATTTTTACCGCCAGCAAGTGTAAATTGTCGCCCGCCATTTTGCGGTGCATCAGAGTCTGATCTGGATGAATTTAAAAGAGCACCTGCTGCATAATACCATCTCGCCCACCCCTTAATAACACTGGTGCCTGTGCCTATTATTTTCCAATTTTTTGCAGGGTCGGCTGGATCAAATGGCAATTGCAACACATCAGGGTTTTCATAGTCATCAATATGCTCCATGTGCTCAAGCAAGCCTACTATAGCATATTTAGCATAAGTTGATGTATATACACCTGTTGTACCATCTTTGCTTATTAAGCTCTCATCAATACGGATAAATGGATGTTGTGCAGTTGGATTCTTGGCACGATAAACACGCTTTACATCGTGTGCATCACGAAAAATAATTTCATAGCCAAGTGATGCCAATTTTCCTGAGCCAACAGACGCAACACTTGTTTCAGTAATTGCAGCAGGTGGTTTTAAAATCAGCTTGGTCGTACTTGGTACACCCTTAATGCGGTATTTCTGATTTAATGAAGCAGGTGCAAAACCTGATAGCTCAACCACCTGAAACAACATTGCATTATGCGCAGAATACAAGGTGATATGCACATCACCCTGCTCATCAATTGATGCTGCTGTGATTTGAGTGAAATCAATCCCTGTCACCAGCGCCTTATCCAGTAGGCGAATCAAATCACCCCAGTTATTTCCTAGAGTTAAGCCATTTAAGTGGCTAAAGTATTGAACATCTACGTCTGTCGCCATTTTCTCTTATCCATAAAAAGACCGCATAAAGCGGTCATATCTGATTTAAATTTTAAACAACGCGGTCAATGTCACCACGCAGCATGATCTGGAATTGATCCGATATGACGGTTGGCTCAGATTGCTTCACTGTACGGATTACCCACACTGGAAAGTTTGCAGCTACAGTATTAAATCGCAGCACGTTGCCATTCGCCCAACCTGCACCCCAACCTTCTTTCTTGATAATGAAATACGGCACACCCGTCACCGGGTTTATTGGTGCATAGTCCGCATTGGTGGTTCCTGTACCAATCTGACCAGAATATTCACCCACACAACGAAACGATTGTGCATCGGTAAAGATTAACGCCCAGCGTTCCTGAATCGCGCCTTTGTTGGTGATTTGAAGCGGATATAGTGAATCGTTGTAGTTCGCCAAAATGCTTGAGCTTGGCTCATCTGCCCAAGCATTGCTCCAGGACCCTTGCACAAATTTTCGCGTGTATCGAGCCTGCATATCACCAATGACCAAGGCAGAACCGACAATAGTATCCACCGCATCATAGTTATGGGTTAAAGGCTTGGTGAAAGTTAGCTGACCATTAATCTGTACATCACGGATTAAGCCCATGTCCTGATAGCGGTATCTCACTGTCAGTGGAGCTACCAGATTACTCAGTACAAAGTCACCACCCAATGTCACACGGCCATAGTCATAATCAACTGTGTATAAATCGAAAGCTACTTTTGTTCCGTTAGCATCTTCCAGTTCTGCCCATGAGATCCGCTGATCATTGAGATCGTACGTGGTTCCTGCAATTGCACTTGGTAATTCCTGCGCTTTGCTTGAGCTGACAATGCCGATCCCACCGACACGGAATATCGGCACACGGCCATCAATCGGCAAACGTGTAGCAGACAGACCTAGAATTTCAGAATCCAATGGAATATAGGTATAGGCCACTGCGTTATAACGCACTGATGAAGCATCCACCCAGACCGGAACATTGATATAAGTATCCAACCCTTCCTGGTATTCCAGCAGCGGGTCATACCAGTCCTTGACTTCAATCTCTGCCCGGTTAGCTTCGGTGATTTTGGTTTTAGTATAAAAATAAATCGTGACAAAACCATTATCCCAATTCACTTGACCATGCGCACGACTGGTTTCAATTACGCCATTTTCATCCGCAGTCAGTGTCAGCTGACCAAATTCAATAGTACCCACCACCACAGTTAAAGATTGTGGCCGGATCGGCATGATCGGCGTTCTAAAGCTGATTTTATTGACCGGTAACAGGTCGGTTGTGGTGGTTAAGGATTCCAGAGTAATGGTGTTATCTGCATTCGGTGTCCATGAGTCAATTTCAACAATACCGGTGCCATATTGAATGACACCAGACTGAATTCCGCTGTTATTGGCTGGATTCACATTACGATACAGCAAGCCGGTACGATCAAGAAAGGTATCCATACCGACCTTAAAACGTGCAGATCCAGTTAAGATCTGCTCATCAAAACCGGAGGATAAATCCAATTTGAGCTTGTTTGCCGTCACTGTATGCGTTGCCGAGTTAGATCCAGATGTATCTCGGTATTTCACTTGAACATCAACAGTATTAAGTGCTTTTAATTCAACATGCTGACCCTGAATGTCTGATGTTTGTGGAGAGTAAAAAGACATATTTCCTCGCTAGGCAGCCGCATAGGTAGCCATAGGTGTAAAGGTTTGCACAAATCTGCTTGCTGTACTCTTTGGTGTGACTTCAACTGCGCCAGTGGCATAGGTAATAGTGCCTTGCACTTGCCCACGCTCATTGATCAGATTTCCAATCGTTGTATTTACAGGTACATCTGTCAGGGTTACAGACCCTGTAATCCCCTCACCGCTTTGAAGTGGAATTTTTAACTCAACACTATTTGGCTGAATCGCTGGTCCTGTCCCGATTGTGAACGTCATCTTTTGGTTTATAGGGGTGACATCCATTTTGGTCTGTTCAAGTGAAGTGCCGTAGTTATAGATCACTGAAAAGACTGTACCTTTCTGTGGCAACTTATTCGGAATGATTTTGCCAATCCCGGTGGCATAATTAATTTCACCGGTGGCATCACCGGTAAATTTGCCCTGGGCATTGGAGGTTGCTGTTTTTTCTTCACCTTCTAGCGTCCAGTTAATCGTGATACCCGGCAAAACACCTGGTCGACCTAAATCAAAATCAAATGCAGCTTTTTCCACGGTTAAATTTGATCTTACGAAGGTGACAATCGGTGTACCCCAGTTCAATAAAATTGGTGTGTCTACATCCGGCAAAGCACCAGTAGTCAAGAGCCATGACCCAGTTTCATAGTTGATCATGCCCGAACCAAAAGACGGACTGGCAGCTTTTAACTGACCCGATCCATCATCTTTAAGTTCGTAGAATTTTCCTTGGCTCATGTAGGTAATGGACAGTGCACCAGGTGCCGGAATAGGAATTAACACTCCAGTCCAGTTGGTGCTTTGATTGTTCTGAGTTACCGGAATGGCATGGCTTTGGTAATACTGATTCGGTGCAGCTGCTGGTTTAAATGTAATATTCAGACTTGCGGTTCCAGCCGGTGCTGCCGCAGTCCACTGAATTAATCCACGTTGATAATCAATCGTGCCAACTTGTGTGCCTTGCGTATTCTTGAGTAAACCACCCTGATCGGTAATCTGCTGACCTTGCATCGTGAAAGAAATACTGGAAGGAATCACAGCTGAGCCGATATACAGGTTTTGACTGGCCCCAATGACCATATTCGGGTAATTGACTGTAATGGTGCCTTCATTACCCGCCACCAGGACCACACTTTCACCTGCGGCATTTACATCAATGATGGGGGTTTCAGTCTGAGCTGATGGGATCAGTTGAGCAAAGATGCTTTTAGCATTTACCGTAAATTCACCCACGTTTGCATCAGATGCCAGTGCTGTCGATGAATAGTAAAGCCCTGTATCTGCAACAATCGTATCGCGAATGATGGTTTTAGATACTGCGTTACCCTGATACCACTGACGAGCTGAAAGACCCACAAAGTCGATCTCAAGCGGATCATTTAGCGAGTAAGTAGCAACTTTGTACTCGACACTCTTGCTATCTACCACCATTACAGCAGTTCGTGTTTCAACTTTAGTAATACGTACATACTGCTCACGCTCTAAAGCTTTACCTTCATCACTGATCAGAACAATGGTGTCACCTACTGAAGACTCTACTTCCTGAGGAAACATGGCGACTTGCAGTGATGACATACCTTTCCAGTGCGTATCCAGTGGTGTACCAGCAATCTGACCACCTTTGGCTAGATAATTTTCTACCCGGTTCTGGGCAGATTGGCGTTCATCGGTCCAGTTCTTAGTACTGAAAAGTAATGCTGATACGTTTGGGTCTTTAGGCAGTTCAGAGACAAAAACTGTTGCACCCATCAGTAGATCAGTATCTTCAGTGGTCACTGCTGGAAAGATTTTACGCATGGACACATCACCCATGGTTCGATCCATTTCCGATACGTCATTGAACAAGTTATTACTAATACCGTCCTGAACCACGACACCAGAATATTTACCACCACCATCAGAGTTATCGGTCAAGCGCTCAGACTTGTAGATCACTAAATCCTTGGTTTCAATCGCCATCATCTAACTCCGTAAAGCGCAAGGTCACATTAAAATAATCATCCAGCGACACAGCTGGAATTCCTTTTACTGGTGCGGCATCTAAAGCCCCATCCTGGTGGTTAAATTTGACGGTGAATTGCCGGCTGTCATGTGGTTGCTCAAACTGCAGTTTGAAATTCTCACCCTGCAGCTTTGACCACTCCAAAACAGTCCGTAATTCACGCAATCTGATCCAGCCCATTTCCTGATCTGCTGGCTGTAAAGTGATTGGCCGACCTGATTTCTTTTTTCCTTCCTGAATGATCAGGGAGCCATCCATGGCATAGGCTTGATTCTGCTCAATGGCCTTCCATGAAAATTCATCAGGCCATAAAAAACCGTCCTCTAATGGGACGGTTTCTAATGTTGCTAAGCGAATTAATTTCATGTGGATCTCGCCTGTATTTTTAATTGATTCACAAGCTCATTCATTAACGACTCCTGACCTGCTGGCCCACTAAATTGCATTTGTTTGCCATTAAAATCAAAGTTATAAGTAACCTCTTTGGCGGGCTGGCCTGTGTCTCTGACAGACGGCGCTGACGGAATAGACGGCGCGTAGTCATTAAAACTGCTGGAACCGGTAGAAGCCACATTGATACTGCGAAGTAGTTCATTGATCTTATTAGTTCCGTGCTGAGTGGTTATTCCATTCGCTGAGGCACGATCAAATTCAGCATTAATTAATGCTTTCATTGCCACGCTGCTTTCCTTTCCAAGACCTTCAGCTTTAGCATCACGATCTGCCGCCATAGCTTTCGACCAAATGGTTCCAGCCAATTTCTCAGCCTCTTTATCGTCATAGCCTTTGCTTTTCAGCTGTGAAATCACATCAGACTTGGTGTAAGAATCATATTCGTAGATTCCTTTACTCAATGCTTCGCCTTGACGCTTCATTTCCTTATTGAAATCACTCTTAGCTTTAGAAACTGCATCCGCCCAGGCTTCGGTAGAAGATTTGGCTTCTTCACGTGCAATTTGCCCTGCATGACGATAACCATCAGCAATTCCACGTGCAGAGTCTTTAACACGGTCATTGGATTTAGACCAATCATCCATGGTTTTGACAACTGCTTTGCCAGTATCATCAATCTGCACTTCAAGATTACGCCCAGCATTCATTGCATTTACCGCTGCAATTCTTCCAGCATCACCGGACGCTGCCGCAGACTGAGCAGCTTTTTGATATGCCTTTTCAATTCCTTCAGCAGTAGCCTTACCGCTATCCCGAATTGTGATGTAGTCCATTAAGGCTTGTTGAGCAGCCAGCTTTAATTGCTCTTTGGTTTTAATACCGAGACGATCAAAGGCTTTCCCTGTTTCATCCAATTCATCTGGTAAATCAGCGTTAGCCTTACGGATAGCCATGATGCCGAGTTCAACTTGCTTGGTTGAGAATACCCCTTGGGCCTCAAACTCACGCATCTTGGCATTTGCCGCATCGATCTCCGCCTGGCTTTTTGCCTTACTAAGCCAATCCTCCCATGCTTGGTAAAGAACATCACCAGCTTGTTTACCCGTATACCCCGCCTCACCCAACTTGATCTTAAGTCCATCCAGTTCATTCCCGGAACTGGAAAATGACTTTGAGACTTTGTTTAGCGACACATCTAGATCAACACCAAATAGCTTGGCAGCAGCAGAGGCTCTTGAATATGCAGTTTCAGCCACTTGGCCGGACCCGGTATTAGCTTTATTTAATTCAGCTATACGTAAATCACGGTTATTGGCCAACTCTGCTTCTTTGGTATTGATGGCGGTAATGGACGCCTGAGCAGAAGCTAAAGCATTTAGATCACCAGACTTCTTGGCCTCCTCGATCTGCTTATCCAGTAAAACTCGCTCAACAGCAGCTTGTTTTTGGTAGGCAAGCAATTCTTCGTCGGCTTTTTTGACATTCTCTTTAGCAAGCTTAAGCGCTTCTTCCTTCGCTTTGGCTTTTTCTGCTGCCTGCGCTGCGCTTTCCCCAGCTTGAACAGATACTTTGCCAGCTTCATCAATGGTAACGATGTAGCCTTTGGTTAATAGATCAGCCTGCATCACGCCATCCATGACACCGCCATTGGCTTTGATAGCGGCCTCGGCATAGTCCTGAGCAGAAGCCAGCATATCCTTATCTAATGAGGCTTTATTGGTGGCATGCTCCTTCTCGCGGCCTTCCAGCTCATTAGATTTTTGGATAATTGCATCAATGGTCGACTGGTTGCCATCCTTGCGAGCCTGATTTAATTGTGTATCAATGGCAGCACGTTCAGCTGCCAAATCTTTAGACTTTTGGGTAAATTCTTGATTCTGCTGTGCTAGTTCTGCAAAGGTGGCATTGTTGCTCTGCAGGGATTCTTGGTTTTTCTGATCTTGGGTCTTTCCAATGTCTTCAATAGCAGCAATACCTGCAGATTTAAAGCCCATTGCACCAGCAGTTGCACGGTCATAATAATCCTGTGCTTTCTTGGCCATTGCATCCATATCTGCAATAGCCTGATCCTTGGCATCGCCCCATTTGAAATTGGCTTTAAACCCTATCCATGCAGCACCAACATCATAAAACACGCCAGCAAGCAGGTTGGAAACTATACTAATTGCTTCAAAACCATCACCAATGAATCCAAATACTACATTGAGAGCCTGCAGGGCTTTGGTGAAGCCATTAGTCTTATCTGTTGCTGTATCTATGCCGCTTTCAAAATTAAATATTGCTCCAAGGAGTGTATTTAACTGATCTACAGTGTTTCCAATTCCAGTCCCTATAGTACTGGCCATAGACTTTACAGTCTCATAAGCAGTACTTAATGCCTCTTTAAGTGCTTCAAATGTGGCTGGGTCAATCTTCTTAAGCTGATCCCCTACCCAGATAAATCCCTCGCCAATGTCCTCAAGTATGGTCTCCACTACGTCCATATTGTCAGCAAGAGTAACCAGCCATTGCGCCACAGTTGCAGATGCGCCGTTTGCTTGGTCCATGGTGCCAATCAAGATTTGCCATTGTGTAGTGATACGCTGCAATGCGTTACCAATGGTGGTTGGGAACTTAGCATAATCAGCTTCAATTGCAGCGGATTGGCTTTGTAATGCCTTGATGACCTTCTCGGCTGACAGTTCGCCATTCTCAGCCATCTTACGCAGTTCACCGGTGGTTACCCCGAGTGACTGAGCCAAAGCTTTAGAGATACCTGGGGCTTGCTCCATAATGGAATTGAACTCATCACCACGTAGTACGCCAGATTGCAATGCCTGAGTAAGCTGCACAATTGCAGCCTCACTAGCAGCAGCATCTCCACCACCAGTTTGGATGGCCATATTGATGGTCTTAACTAGATCCAGGCTTTGCTGCTGGGTCATTCCCATCTGCTTGCCCACATCATTCACTTTTGTGAATAAACCTGCAGTAGCATCAAGACTAGTATTAGTCATCAGCGAAACTTGATGCACCCCAGCCATAGCTTGGGTAAAGTTTCCACCCTCACTGGTTGCAATGTTGATCCGGGCTGAAAGGTTGGTATAAGAATCTGCTGCTTCAGCAATTTCTCTAGCACCGATACCCACACCTACGGCGGCCATAGCACCAGCAAGAGCTGTAGCAGCGAATCTGGTAATCTCCATGCCCTTAGATAGCCCAGAAACACCAGAATTTGCCTTTTGAGCAGCAGGCTCAACACCATTTAATTCACTTTTAAGCTTTTCGATTTGCTGTTCGGTGATCTTGGTTACACGTTCTACTTCTTCAGCCGGCAATTTACTGTTAGCTTTAAAGTTTTCGAGCTTTCTGGTCAGATCGGCAATAGCATCATTAATCACGGACGGCGGTTTAATGCCTAATGCTTCATAAATTGCATGTCCGGCTTGCTTGGCACTACCGGATGCCTTATCTGTGCTTGTGGAAACGCCCTGCATTGCAGTGGTGGCTTTTACATTAAATTCGGAGAAGGCTGATTTAGTCAGATCTACTGCTTGCTCAAGACCTTTAACCTTGTCACCAGCTGCCTTAATCTCATTAAGTGTTACAGCTTCACTGCTTTGCTCTAGTGCCGAAAATGCATTTCTTGCTGTCAGTAATTCACGCTCTAGGGCATTAATGCTATTGGTGCCAATGCTGCCAATACGTTCAATTTCTTTGGTACTGAGGCTTGCGCCGTCACCCATACTTTCAATTGCACGGGTGGCAGTCTGTGCTTCCCCTACTACCCCAGTTAGATCTACGGCGCTAAAACGTTGGACCTGGTTAATAGCTGATTGAGTGGCACCATCCACGCCTTTCATGGCATTGATCGCTACACCTTGGTAGTAGTTGAAGGCACTGGAGGCTTCGTTAATCGCATCTTGAATACTTAAAACGCGCTGCTTAGCAATCTCAATGTCTTGTAGGGTGCCATCAGTGCTTTGTAGACGAACCAACTCAGCCTGAGCGGCTTTCAGTGCCAAATTCAGTTCATTAAGCCCCTGCTCCCCAGCACTCGACATTGCACGGAGTTCACCAGCACTGATAGTCGATTTATCACCCAGAGATTCAATTTCTTTTGCGGCAGAGAAGAACTTATTGCCTAGCATTTCTGCTAGTTGAACAGCATCACCCGGAATTGCACTGCCGATTTCAAAACCAGCCTTATTAGCCTTGCTTGCTGTGTCTTGAAGCTCATTGCCTAAACCATCAATTTTACCAGCAGCCTCAATAGCTTGACCTTGTAGTTCACTAGCTGCTTGAGACACTTCACTTAACTTGCCTTTAGCCTGATCAGCTTTCTTTTGGAGGTCATCTGGTACAATTTTACCGACTTCTTTTGCTGTTTCTTCAGATGTTGTCTTAAGTTTATCTGATTCTATTTTTATCGCATCAAAGAGGGCTTTTGCGGTTTTCTCAGACTGCTGAACATTAGATACAAAGTCTTTAGTATCAGCATCTATTACCAGTTTAAATGTAAGTTCTTTTCCAGCCATGATGACCTCTAAATTTTGGCAATAAAAAACCCGCTCAAGGCGGGTTTTAGTGATACAAGTAATTAAATTGATTTATTCTCTTTGGCTCGTTCTAAGCAAAATTCTTTAATTTTCGCAAATTGCTCACCGCCATTCTTTGAATCCATTTCATATGTCTTATAACCATCAAGTGCCGTAGTTATGCGGATTAAGATTCTTGAGCTATTTTCTATTTGCATTCGATGGCTTTCGCTTAAAACAATAACCTTATTTAATGAAGATAGGCTTGAGGTGCCTTCTGACATTGGTTGGTTATCAAATCTAATCTCATAATTACCTGTAGCGCCATCTTTTGTGAAGTCTCGAATTTTGATAGGGGTATCTGCCACAAAAACAGCATTCAATCCACCATAATATGAACAACCTATTGTTAAGCCGGCATTGGTTTGCAAACCAGTTTCAGCATTAATTGCTTTGTTAGACAAATAAAGACCTTCTTTATCTGTCATTTTATCAATCTCACGCTCTAACTGCCATTTGGTTTCTTTGGGTTTTTCATCTTTAACAGGATTGGCTATAGTCTTTGCTTCCACCTTGTCATTATTACTATTTTTGTCTGCAAATGTATTCCATAAAAAATATCCAAAACCACCTATAATCAATACCATCACTACTAAAATTAATGGATTGTTTTTATATTGTGTACCACACGTTTTGCAATGAGTATCAGTAGGCCTCATTGGCTTTTTACACGATTTACAAAATTTTATAGCCACACTAACCCCCTAAATTATTATTTTCCTATCATAACTTTAGGGTGATGCGTGATCAATCAGAAACCATTTCTTTCTTGAATGATTCAAAGCCCTTTTTGTCGGATTGGGCTACACGTGCAGCAATCGCAGAGTTAAAGATGCCCTGCTTATACATCTTGTTTGCTGCCTTAACATAGCCCTGGAATGCACCGTAGGTCATTTCCATGATTTCACTATGCTGATGGCCCATTGATACCAGAAACTGGAATGAATCAAACCAGGTGGAGTCATCTTTCTTTTTAATACCACGTTTTGGTTTTTCGTATTTGAAGTAAGCCTGGTTGACCAGAAGTACCGCCTTAAGTAAATCTTTAAAGCCCTGCTCATCAGCAGCAAGTTCTACCAGCGATTCATTGTCCAGATCAGTAACACAGGCAATAGTCGAAATGACCTGTACACCATGGGTCTTAAATAATCCTGTCAAAATCTCATCTGAATGATTTTGGTCTTTGATGAAGTTCTTCAATACTTCAGCATGCATTGCCCAGGTGTCAAAGTCTTTCATCTGGATCTGGCGAACTTCGATATCTTTAAGCTTAATACTTCGATTTGTGGCTAAGAAAAAATCATTCATGATGGAATCTCGAGATAAATTTTACGCATTAAAAAACCACTCCTTGGAGTGGTTATTCTTTAAATATATCTTTATGCATCAAAATAGTTGGTCTAGCCCTATTTTGTTTCTGCTGTCGATACTCATGAAGGCTTTCTTCAAATCCATTTTTTTGATAGAACTCTAAAACTTTTGGTTCATTTACAGCATCTAAAGTTAAAAATCTTACAGCCATATGATGGCCATATACGATCCCTTCTATCAACTCTAGTATTCTTCTTCCGTAACCTTTTCCTGCATAGGCCTTATCAACTGCAAGCTTTGTAATTTTAACTGCGGGAAAATAAGTAATTGGGTATTCACCATTTAAAGCTAGTTCATCTATTTCTGTTCGGGTAAGTACAATTTTATCCGCGGATAGACTGAAGAAACCAATAAGGTTATCACTCTCAAAAACCAAAGTAGTTTTGGTCAATCCGTAGTTATGATAGTCGATAGCGTCATCTATCAAAAAAGAGTTTAACTCTCCACGTTCACATTCAAACGATTGATAAGCTTCTTTCTCAATTGAATCGATATAAAAAAATTGTAACTCGCCCTCAGAATTTACATTTTCTTCAGACAAATTAGTAACTCTTAATTGTTATAAGCTTTTGAGGCCATTGCAGCAAGTTTTTCAAGACGGCTTTTACGTGAAGGAGTAATTTTTCTTTGAGCTTCATTTACGATTTTTCGAGTCGCTTCTTCACCAAATTTTGGAGTTAACAACATAGCAGGTGTTTTCATAAGATACCACTCAAAAAAATAATACATATGGAATTAAGTATTTAAACCAAATCAACACCTAGATTTAGATGTGAATTATTCATACCGCGTTGCGGCTATGTCAATATAGTATTATATGTACATATCGTCGTCAACAAACTGTTTACGTCGTCTTGTCAAGATTCGTTAAGCTTTAAAGCATCGTTTTATGACTAATACCTTCGTCAAACATAGTTATAATGTCACATTCAGTAAGAAACTAACTCACATCAATTTCTTACTCATCTTCTTGTAGGCCTTATCAATAAACCGATTGTTCGACCTAAATATAATGACTTTAAACAGGCACAAAAAAAAGATGCCTTCGCCTCCTATGGAGTTCTTTGTGCCTGTATGGGTTTATGCAGCTACACTGAAGCGCTCAATATGGCCAAATACACTAAGCTCTTCGTCATTTGCTTTAGCAATATCTGCGAGTGCCTCACCTTCAATTGAGTAAGATCCAAAGTCTTCATGGATCAGATCAAATTCCGTATCTGGTGAGAACTCAACACGCCATAAAGTTAAAATCACTTTATCACCTGTAACGGTATCAATGCCTTTAAACAGCAAGCGATATTCATTACCCAGGTTAGTTGCAATTGTAGTACGTGTCTTAGCACCGGCTTTGGCAGAAAACTTAACTGAACCAACAATAGCTTCATTAAAAACGACTGTGCCATAAACTGCATCAAGCACATACTTATCCGCTTCAATAGCCACATCTGAGCTATCCTTAAAAGCCACTTCACTTAAATTGCGATGACCTAAATCAATCATCGCGCCAGCTTCTACGGCGCCAAGACTAACATCAGTCAGCTGTGTTTCAGGGATTTCGATTGATTTGCCACTTAAAACCATTGCTAAGTTTTGCTTGGTTACTTCTTCCAAGGTACCAGAAATAGCCACCGCTGTTTGCTTGCGCAATACTGCATCCTTGGTACGAAGGCCGGTTTTGCTTTCATAGTGATCCGTTGATTCACTAGAAATAGCAATTTGCAATTCCGGTGTATTACCTACAGGCAATAATGCGGAAGGTACACTATTAACCATCTTCGCCAAATGAAGCTCACCTTGAAGCGAGATTAAATCTGATTTAGCCATTACTTTTCATCCCCTGTGGTTTTCTTGGCTGGAGCAGCGGCTTTAGGTTCAGGTACTTCCTGAATGACACCATCTGCCAGTAATTTTTTAATTTGTGCATCATCCAGCCCACCGACGACATCGCCTTTTTGAAAGCGACCGACAGGCTGAGTTGCCTTGTATTGTTTTGCCATGACTGGCTCCTAAATGAATTTTTGTGATTCAAAAATAATCGTGATGTATGCAAAGCCTGGACTATACCCATCCCGAACCGAAATCATTTCTAGTGCCGTTCGTGATGCCTGAGGCTGCCAGCCGGAAAGTAATTGAATGACCTTCTCAGTCAAAAGCCCCGCTTCATCACTTACAGCACGTCCATCGGTCATTTGAGATTGAGCATTTCGACATGCAACCGTAACCGCCCATTGCTGACCGATCTGGTTGATGCTTCCACGACCTGCACTGGCTTTCTTGTCTATACGGACAAAATTGACATGCGCAGATGGCGTGACCTGCGACATCTCAGTTACACTGACTGAATTCAACGGCGTATAGATCTTTAGAAATTCTGGAATCTCTTTCAGTTTTTCTGCAATCTCATCACGCACCGCGAAGAAGGTGCTCATCTATAAAACTCCCGACAATGTCTAAGACTTTCGCCTCATCTTCCGAATTAATACCAAGAAAAGTACGGGATGGAATGTTCACCTCTTTTACTTTTCGATATTGCCCTGCCACCGCAAACGTAATGTATTGACCGTTCTTAGGGGTGATATGAGCACCATAATGAAAAACATGCGCATAGGTTTGATTAGCACCCCACTCTACGCCATTGCTCAGAACGTTGTAGCTCATACCATTGAGTAAATGCCCATCATTACGTCCTGTCTCCCCGCCTTGCAAGCGAGCACGCCATGAGACCTTCCATGGATTACCGTCAACATCATGTTGATATTGAAATCGCTTTCTTGTCGCATAAAGCATGGCATCGCCAATGTCGTTAAACATCTTTGACTTATCGACATCGAACTGGTTTAAGCGAGCAAGGATTGCTTCAATCGGTGAACTATCTGCCTGAATGGTTATTGCAAAAGCCATAAGCACCTCACTTCAAGCTGGGCATCTGGTCCAAGATAGAATCTCCAAATACACCACCGGTATATGAAGTACCGACCGGTGCTGTTGAAGGTCTGCCTTTGGGTTGGTCGTCGCTAATTTGGTTACTGGTATCTAAAATTGCCAGTGAGTTTTTGCCATCCCGTAAACCCTTTAAGAAATCTATCGCCATCCTGTAACGGACTTCGGTAGCTTCAGGTGCTTCCTCGAAATAAAGTTTATAGCGAGCAATTTCACACACTATTCGCTTTAAATTGTTAGGCACATTTGGCAAGGGTAATGGGTAGCGTACTGCTAGATATCCGTCCACTTCCTCACAAGCATCTTGCAATGCTGTCTCTAATGGATCTGGAGCATCAGCAGGAAACATGAGTGCAAGGTTAAGTACGTTTTCACCAAATCGAGCGACTAAATCAGCTTTAGTCGCATACATAGATCACCTACTTGGTTTCGTCAGCAGGTTTTGAGTCTGCTTTAGGTTTTGCAGCAGGCTTCGCCTTTTCAAGTTCAGCCACCTTGGCTTTAAGCTCAGCAATTTCTTGCTCGGCTTTAGCCTTGTCGGCAGTCACTGTCTGATTGGCTTTAGTTAAGGCTTCATTGGCTGCTGTTAGTTCAGCATTAGCCTTTTCCAGTTCAGCCAAGCGTGCACCTGTGCCATCCGCTTTGGGCTCTTCTTTGGCTTTCGCCTCTTCAATAGCCCCAGATGCTAAAAGGGCCTGAAGTTGTTTAGCTTCAAGCCCCTCAATTTCCTGACCTGGCATAAAATGCCCGATGGATTGTTTTGCTGTGTACTTCGGCATGTCTTGCTCCTTATAGAGTGATAAAGCCAGTACCACCAACTACACCGTTCTTATTAGACGGCGCAACCAGTGGAGCAGATTCAGTCATCAGCATAATGCCGCTTGGATCTTCACAGTACCACTGACGGTCAAAGTATTGCTGAGCAACGCCGTTGGCCAACATGTTTTTAATCTTACAGTGAGCTACCGAACCATTGGTATCAGAGATCAGTGAGAAGTAATCCTTAGGAATAAAGCGCTTCACTTGACCTTTGTTACGGTAAGTTGCGTCATATACCCAGAATTCGATTCCATCAAAGTTTCCTTTGAAGGTTGCTGATTCTTTTACACCAAAGCTTGGATTCACTGGAACAGAAATACCCGCATATGGCGTGATGAATTCTTTTTTGAATTCTTCATTGTTCCAGAGAGCCGCCCAAACCAAGCCAGACATAACAGACAGCTTAGCTTCACCACCATCAGCAGCCAATTGACGTTCAAGCATGGTGCGAATATCCGTTACTGGCTTGGCACCCGCTTCATTCCATTTGACCAACGGCGTATATGTCAAAGACGCATCACGACGGTAATCCACCAGGTTGAGCTCATAATCATCTGAGTGAAGCGTGTATTTACCATTTTTCAGTAAATCGATAGCCATCATCATGACTGAGTTATCAATCGCATCATGGTTGCGCTTCATCACTGAGATTTGAGCAATGATCATTTGCTCTTGCTCAGATAGTCGCTGGTTACCAGTTGAGATGATACCTGCAGTACGTAAACGCTCAAGCAAGGCAATTTCAAAAGTTTCTGCCGGAGTGACCTGATTCTTTGGCTTGTAGTAAGCCGGTTTAACGTGGCGTACTTCACCAGATTGAGTAGTATCAAATGGCTTACCAGGCTGTTGCGGTGATACCAGTGGTGCCAGATCATGTTCAGCTGATAATTCAGCCAGTGGCACATCATCACGCGTGAATAACGGGCGATTAGGGAAAAGCTTATCTAAAAGCCATGTGTCCATTGGACGGTAATTCGAGTGGATCAGTGCCAGCTCACCCACATCAAGAAGTTCGAGTGGAGCACCTTCAATATTAAAAGACTGTGGCATGTTGTTTACACCTTAGAAAGTTCGATTTTGTTTTTAGTTGCCTGTGCACGCGCTGCATCATATTCTTCAGTAGCAAGCAAAGTCCCATTAAGCGATACAGCTTCAATACTGAAAACCCCGCCGTAGTAGACCGGAATTTCGATTCCATCAGCGGCCTTGATTGTGGCTTCTGCAGCCGTAACGTCTTGGCCACAAATCACATCCCATGTTTTTTCATCAGTAGCGTGTGTGAGTACATTCGCATCTGAAAGTGTAAGTAAGTCACCTTTTTTATAGGCTGTAGCGGTAGTTACTTTGGCATTGGCACGTCGTAACTTTTCATTGTCTAGGACCAGCTTTTTAGACTGGACCGTAATTTTTGGAATAACCTGGCTCATGAATTATTTCCCCTTGTTTTGTTCTGCGAATGCTTGTGCACCAGAAGTGAATTTGTGAGTATCAGTGTTAGTAGACTGGTTACCCTGCCCTGGATTGGCTTGATGAGTGAATAAGTGAGCAAATGCTGGATTTACACTTGGTATTTGTTGTGTCTGTGGTGTAGCTGGTGGTTGCTGGCTACCTGCAGAAAATTGACGAAGTTGCTTTGCAGTAAAAGCAAAAACCGAATCATCCATATTGGTATAAGCCGTTTTATCTTCAGCACTAAACTGTGTTTTCAGCTCAGTTTCTAAAGCTGCAATTTCATCAGCACGCTTTTGCGCTTTGAATTGCTTAAGTTCAGCTAATGCATCATCACGTTCACGCTCTGCCTGCTCTTTGGCCTGTTGTGCTTTTTCTAATTCGGTCACGTCGGTGTCCTCTTTGGTTGGGTTTGGATTGGCTTTGCCTGAGAAGGCTTCGATAGTGGTTTGAGTATCTGCACCTACACCGCAAATTGTGATTTCATGCACTCGCACATTTCGGAATACATGTAATGGACCAGTAAATTGCTGACCGTTTACTTCAACTGTTTTACCTGGTGCAATTTCTTCAATGGATTCGGGATCAGCCCACCAAGACATTTGAAATGGATATTCCTCATCGATGTCTTGCACAATTTCTTTAGCTTTTGCATTGCTAAGAAAATGACCTTTTGCCTTAAAGGTTTGACTGATTTCGTATGAAGTAGCCACACCGACACGCTTACCACCAAAATGCTCTTCAACAAGCCCGGTTTTGGGTTTTAGTTGCAGTCCTTGGAGGTCAATAACTACACCTGCACGGCCCCAGTAATAGTGATTGTCGATGCGACCACCGCTATATACTTCCGCTTCAAACGTACGGCGCTTTTTTTCACCATCTTCTACTGTAGTGATCGGAACATTTACAGCCGTAAACTGACAGCGCAAATGCTCCTGATTAAGTTCAGGCATTTTTCATGCTCCATAAAAAACCGCCCTGAAGGCGGTCATATTCATTTTAAAAACTAATTCAACAAAGGCTTGAGTGTATAAACCACCCGCCCTTCAACTGTTTCAATCGAAACCACTTCAAATGACAATCCCATCGGCATGAGAACACCATTCCCAGCATTCAGCATATCCAGATCAACACCTAGCCCTTTGGCATTCTCAATCTTAATTGCGATATCTGAAGCTGTATCAATCATCAGCAACGGCGCATTCAATTGAACTGTCTGCCCCACCTGATAAGCTGCTACTTGATTAAGAGTCGCAGCACCCATCACAGTTGAAGTCGTATTACTCGCCACAGCCTGAATAGCTGCCATGTCGGTACTCAGCCAGCGCTTAAGTACATCATCGGCCAGAGAGCTTGTAGCTGAGTTTAAATAGCTGGTCAGCGCTGAATCATTCCCCTGTACATAATCAAGGAAAGTCCGAATCGCACTTGGTCGAATGCTTGGATCAAGTGGTATTACTGTATTGGCCACAGTATCGAATAAGTCCCGAGTCTTATCATCCATTGGAGCAAACAGACTGGTGAGCTTTTTACTCGCCGCCCATTCAGCCTTAATGACCTCTTTCTGCTTGAGGAGATATTCTTTATCCAGACTTGAAGTGCTGATCTTTTTATCTACCAGCGACTCAAGTTCACCAAACTGCAATGGATGTGATGACCAATCCAAAGCTTCAGCAATCTCTGGTAGCTTATCGTCAGGTGTAATGCCGTATTTCAACGCCTGTTTCTCAGTTAATGCTATGCATGTGCACCGACAGCGGAAACCTGTGGGAGGATAATGTGTCAGCCAGAATGGATGATCAATAGGCAATACAATCCGATTCAAGGCCAAATGACTTGGACGCACTCGACTATCATTGATCGCCGAGTACATCAGGTAAGGTCGTTTAGCCTTATTCCGTTGCTGTTGTTGCCACCGACCATGCCCATAAGCACTTTGGATATTGGTACGAAATACATTGTCCAGGTAATACTTTGGCAGAATGATTTCAGATTCTTCAATTAGCTTCTGAAAATCCTTGAAAGTACCGCCGTCAGCAATGGATTTATTCACCGCCTTAATGACTGTTTCAATCTGCTCAAGACTCGATAGAAAGCTAACCGTAGTCGCCATCTGTCGGGTCTTAAGGTCCATTGAATAAAACTCATCAGGTAGCACGATCTTTTTACTGTGAGCGTACCGAAGCGCCTCAAGAAACGTGACTGGTTGCATAGCTTACTTCCCGTTTTGAGCCGTCACATACCCCAACACATCTGCAGCATATAAAGCTTGGTCCAGATTAGCTGTGAACTGTGTCTGAGTTGCACCAGGTATTAATTGCATCAGGTTATAAGCCAGACTTTCAGGGCTATCAGACTTGAATACCAATTCCTTGACCTGATCTGGTTTCAGTAGCTGCAATTCATCCTGACCATCAGTCAGTTCTTCAACTTCCTGCTGTTCTGGTGAGAGCTTGTTGGCTGTTGCCTTAAAGTTGAATGCCTGGCGAGGTAATGCAGTGAATTGATTGAAACCAGTTTGGACTTGATCAACCAGATCTTCTTCTTGCAGCCCATACTCACGAATGAAGTAATCTTTAGAAAGATTGGCACCTGCATTTTTTAAGCGTACGTCTCGCTCTGCCTGGTCCTTATTCAGTGGTTTTGGCTTTTCACCCAACATAACTGTATATTTAGACCACCCATTCAAGACACATAATGAGTCGACTACAGCTTGCAGGGTTGGTGTTACTAGGCGAATATCTGACTTAAGCTTGTCCATCCGTACATTTTCATGCACTTGGCCAAGACTATAGCTTCCCTTTCCATCAGTACCACTGGTAAGCGTCTGCCCTAATACAACCTTTTGGATCTGGCGAATCAGTTGGTTATTGAATGATTCAAACGCAGCACCAGCAGTACCACTTGTCCCTGATGTAGACAAAATCTGAACATCATCTTCAGCATCAATAGCCAAAACACTTTGAGCATGCGCATTTAGTAATGCTCTGCTCATGTCCTCGGTTTCAGTGTCTTCACACTTACCCAGTAAGATTGGCGTTCCAAAACGCTCCAGAAATTTAGCCCAGAACTTGAATCCATTTTGCTTAAAGAAGAACAACCAGTACAGGGTAGCCAATAGCGCTTTGCCATAGGGCTGTTCATATGTAGCCTTACGGCGTGTTAAAAAGAATTTAAAGACCTGGTCTACTTCATGCTCTGCATTGCTTCCATCCTGACGATAGATTAGCCGACCATCATTCTTAGGCTCAAACCACTGCATCGGTTTTTCACCAATCCACTGAATACCCAAATAGCCTTCTGGTTTTAACTCATAGACAGCTTCTTGTACTGAATAACCAAAGAACAGTGCACTCATGGCACCAGTAGCAATTTCATGAAACCATTCTTTCAATATCAGATTAAGCTTTTGTGCTTCATCAGTATCATTGGGTTCAACACGCAACGGCGTAGCTAGCAATGCATCAATTCGCGTTTCCACTACTTGAGCAATCTCATCATCATCAAGCAGTACACGTAATCTATGACGTGTAATGCCTGCTTTGCGTAGTACTTCATCCGTATCAGGCTGTTTGCCAAAGTTCACCAGAAACTGAGTGACCGCTTCTTGAGTGTATAAATTGCCATAAGACAAAGCCTTCTTTGACGCTTTGTCCTTTTTAGACTTTGCCATGTAAACACCTTAATAAGTTCGAGATCCTGCACCTGCAGGTTTTTTTGGAGTTCTAGCTTCATTCAGCTCGTTAAAGGCATCGCTACCAGCATCCACCTGATCATCATGTTTGCCATTCGGAAAGTTTCGTAATTCCTCAATGAATGCTTTATTCCAGTCACCACGAAGCATTTTCACATTCCCCACGTTGACTTGGGCTGCAAAAGGCTGAGCCCGGGTAATCTTGTCACCCGATACTGTCTCTGCCTTTACATTGAAACCAGATAACTTGGTAATAAAGTTCTTCGCTTGAGCTTTACCCGCCTGACCTGGATCCTGAGGTAGTCGAATGGTAACTGATTTACCATCCATCTCGGCAGTTTGCTTAATGCGCTTTTCAACGCCGTCAGGACCTAGCTGTGCATGCTGCACATCAACGATATAGATATAACCATCTTGGCTTTTAGCTTCCTTTACGCCTGCAGTGTAATCACCTTCATTTTCAGAAGAAGCTAAGTCCCAAGCACGTACTTGGTGGGTAATATCGGCAGGTAGCGCATCCACAATTTCAATATTGTCAGGTTTAAAAAAACCACCGGCTGGTGGTGAGGGTCGTTGACGATATTGGCCGGCAAAAACATACGGCGCTGCCAGCTCCATTCTTTCAAGCGTCTCAATGCTATGTTTAGCTGGCCAGAGTGCTGAGCCATCATCCTGGATTGCAGAAAGGCATAAGTGTTCCCATTCTTCACCATTCCCCCCGTCAAGCAGCCAGCCTGCCAAATCTTCCTCATGCAAACGCTGCATGATGACAATGATGGGTGTATCTGGTGAGTTGGTACGAGATTCAAGTGTATTTTGGAACCACTCGATTACACCCTTACGGATCGTATCAGAGCGGGCTTCACTGGCTTTATGCGGGTCATCAATAATGATTGCCCCGCCAAATGAATCTCGAAATTTACCAGCACCAAAACCTGTAATAGTACCGCCGGTTCCTTGTGAATAGCAGACACCACCTTCAGCGGTACGCCAATCATCCTTAGCCTTACTATCATCACGCAATTCAAAATCAGGAAAAACACGCTTATAGGCTGCTTCCTGCACCAAGTTACGAGTCTGGAATGCGTTATTTGCTGCGAGTGTTGCTGAGTAGCTGACATGAATAAACTCACTGTCAGGCGCTTTGCCAAAACACCAGGCCATGAAATTAATTACTGCCAGCTCTGTTTTAGAATATCGGGGTGGAATATTGATGATCAGTCTTTTGGTTTCACCCCGATACACCTTCATTAGCGCATCACATACCACACGGTGGTGCCAGTTATGCAGCCATTTGTACTTACGCCGTTCCTTAAACATAAAACGCGAAAAGAAATATAGATCTTCTTGAGCTTCAAGCTGAATCGCTAATTCCCGTGCTAGGTCAGTATTCATTTAGAACTCGCTCCCGTGCTTTCAGGTAGCTATCCGTAGGTACATTCTGATTGATGGTTTCTATTGGCTTACCATCTTTACCGGTAATTTCCTGCTTAGTCACACGGCCATCCGTTTCTTGAAAGGCTTGCTTCAGCAGGTTTTGTTTTGCTCGCTTATTTTTTCCAGAATCTTCATACATCTTCTGGAGTTCACGCAAACGAAAGGCTTTATTAGCAATTGCAATATCTTCAATATTTTCGCGAAAGTCCTTACGTGTCTGGTGAAATAGCTCTATCAATTTTTTACTTAGGTTTCGTCCAGCCACTTTGGTTGGATCATAAAGTGCGACCTGCTGCCTAGTAATCTCAATCTTATATTCTTGCTTTACTGCTTCCACTACTTGTTGAGGTGTTTCAAAGCAAGCAAGAGACTGAACTATAAACATTTTTACAGGCTCTTTAAGTGCTGCCATAAACACCCCTTTTGTATAGCTACGTATAGCAAGATAGGCAAAAAAATTTAACCGATGACACAGTTCCCACAACACGCAGCAATACTTATTTCAGATACAAACGGCGCATTCTTGGCAATTTCAACGAGACGTTTCACTGAATCATCAGCTCCCCATCGTTTAGTCTCACCAAAGAACACTTCCACGTCATGGCCAGCCAAGTAATGCTTAGGCAGCCCAGTCATATCGCTATAAATGATTTCGCCATCTTCATCACGTTCTACACCGATGTGATAAAGCTCATGCTCAATCAACCGGCAGAAGTCTCGATCTGTTGCCTGTTCGCAATAAGTAGCATCAATGGTAATCAGATATTGCGGCACAAAACCAAACCAATCCCGCATCTGTTGTTCCTGGCGTGCTTTCTTCCAGCCACCCACGTTAAACATAACCTTTTCACATTGACCCAATACCATACGTTTTTTCGCTAGAGCGGCAGATGAAGCCCAGGCGAATGCAAGAAACTCTTCATTGTCGTGTAGCAGCTCGGCAATATGATCATGATCCGGGTTATGTAATTCACCACCTAAAGTAAGCCAGTTATTCATGACCCATTCTTTAAGTTCTGGTGCAGGTGCCAAGCGAATGGCTTCCTCTTCTTCGGCCTGATCAATCAGATCTGTCGGTGGGAATGGTCTGAACTGTTCCATAAGATGCCTTTAAATTTCTAAGCCACTGTATAGCCCTGTTGGATGATGAGATATCAGATACTTCAAAGCGTATATACCGATATCCCATTTCTTCAGCATGGTCATAACGATCAATGCTCCATGCTTTAGTCGCCAGCTTACCCTTACGGCCACCAGACCACGGACCACCCGCTATTTCAATCAATGTGAGATAGCCGACCAGGTGCAAATCGAAACGCCAGTGCTTAGTGGTTTTGAAATGAAAATATTCTTCATATTTGATTTCCATCCGATCAAGAATTTCTTTCAGTCGATCGAATGCTTCTAGGTATTTTTCACCAGCTTTGGGTAGTGGCCTGTTACGAGGTTTATTTTTGATTGGGTCTTTATCAGTTAATTTTTTATAGTGCTTAGGATCCATATAAAGCGAACCGCAAATTCTTAATACGCTCCTTCAACTTAATCATGATTCCATCAATTGCCAGTAGCTCATTTCGTGTCAATCCTGATCGACTGAGATTCTGATATTTAGACAGCTCAGCACTGCAAAATTCTAAGTCTTGTTTAGCTTGTACTTTGTCTGT